ACGACACATTGGTCAACCACCCAGACGTTCTGGCGCGTATCAACGGTGGTGCAACAGTTACTAACACCGCTTTGGTAACGCAAGCTAAACTTGCTGAGATCTTTGAAGTTGCAGAATACTACATCGTTGACGCGATTGAGAACACTGCAAAAGAAGGTCTTGCTGAGTCTCTTGCATTTGTAGCAACCAAGAAAGCTGCTCTCTACTATGCACCACAATCTGCAGGATTGATGGTTCCATCAGCAGGGTACAACTTCACATGGAACGAACTGGATAACGCATCTGGTTATGGTATCGACATTCGTTCTTACACAGGTGACTTCCTGCGTGTTGAAGGTGTTGCAGAGCTTCTTGAAGCTAACATGGCTTATGACCAAAAGGTTGTAGGTGCAGACCTTGGTGTGTTCTTCAACACAATCTTGTCATAAGGAGTAGGTGAATGACCCGACCACCTTTCCAATATGATAAGCCAGTCTTCGTGCGTAATCCTAGTGGATTGCTGATGAGTGGTAAACGCTATGCTAAAGGTGATCTCGTTCCTTGGAAGGAGCGGGGTCTCCCGAAAGCTAACATTGAACGTATGTACAATGAGCATCATCTTCACCACAACGAAGAACTGGAAACAACCCTAAAGCCTTCTGTCGGAGATGGTCTCACTGATATGGATGTAGAACAACTTGCAATCCTTGTTAAGACCATCAACGATAAAGTTAAGGCAAAAACTTCTAACGAAGCTGAGTACGACAGAAAGAAATGTCGTGTCTCTAAGATCAAAGATAAGCAAATCGGTTTCATTCGCTCTTGGCGGGGGAGACATGGAGACCTAGAGGCAGACTAATGGCTTGGACTTATGACGAAACTGATCTCGTAACGACTACATCATCAGGTAGGCTGAATGTCGTTAGACTTCTTATTGGTGATACTGATACGAATGATCAATTGATCAAGAATGAAGAGATTACTTTCGCCTTATCTGAAGCTAATGATAACGTCTACTTTGCGGGTGCTTGGGCAGCTAGTTCTATCGCTGCTAAATTCGCTAGAAGGGTTACTACAAAATTGGATGGGGCCTTATCATCAAATTACAGTGATTTGGCTAAACAGTATAAGGCCCTGTCTGCAGACCTTCGTGAACAAGGTCAGAAATATTCTATGACATCTGCAAGCCTACGTGCTGGTGGTATCTCAAATGCAGTTATCAAAGCTAACCGTAGATTGACTGATAGACCTGATTCAAGTTTTGCTAAAGGCCAGTTCGATAACCCCCCAACTGATGAACAATATATCAGGGACTATGAGTAATGTCGTTTCGGGCATACGATCTCTTAAATCTTGTAGGAGAGCATGGGCAAACGCTTACTCTTCGTAAGAAAACCTATGGTTCTTATGACGTGACCACTAGCACTGTATCTAGTACCACTTCAGATGACTATTCATTTACAGGATACTTCTATAATTATAGCCTTGGGGTGATTGACCCTGAGAATATAAACAGAGGTGTACGTAAATGCGTAATTCCCGCTCTAGGTCTTGCGGTTTCCCCAGACACAGAAGATGAGATCTTAGGGAATGGGAATACGGTTCATATCAATAACGTCCTCACTATGTTCTCTGGTGGCACTGCCCTCTGCTATATTTGTGATGTAAGCGAATGATTAAATCCTCTGTCAAAATTGATGAAGCAGCTATAGCTAGAAAAATAGAGGCTGCTAAGACCAGCATTTTAGAAGAAGTAAAGAATGAATTTGCGGCGATTGCAAGGGATGCAGTTAGGTTCTCCCCTGTAGATACTGGTGCTTTTGTTACATCTTGGTCATTTGAGACAGGGAAGTCAGGTAGACCAAGGGGTAAAAGCTCTTCAAGAAGACCAAGAAGACAAAATGAAACTCAGAAACGAGAAGAAGGGTTACAAAATCTTTTGTCTGATATAAATAAAATCCCTGACTTAGAAAGTACAAAAGTGGCTGTACTTCGTAATGGCGCACCTCACGCAGAATATGTCAATTCTGGCAACAGTAAAGACAGGGGTTATGTTATAAAGGGTAAATTAATAAGGCTTCACGGATGAGTAGCATATACCTTGACATAAGACGTGGCCTAGAGCAAAAACTTTCTCAAGTCTCTGGTATTCCATCTATAGCGTATGAGAATATTTCTTTCGATCCGACTACAGGAACATCTTGGGTTAGACCTACTTTTATCCCAACCACTCGTAGACCAGCAGTAAGGGGTTCCAACCCACAACAACTCTACTTAGGTATATTCAGAGTAGATTGTTTTGTGGCAGAGGGTAATGGCCCTAGTGCTGGTGATACACTAGCAAATAGCATAATAGAAGACTTTGACGCAACGACAGACATTACGTTTAACTCAAAGACAATCTCTATAGATTATGCAGAGAGAGAGGAAGGTAGGCTCTCCTCTCCTTGGTACTTCATACCAGTCACTATCGGCTGGTACGTCTATAATTAGGAGAAACTAAATGGCTTTCGCACAAGGCTCTCGTTCTACTCTGTCGTTCAAAGAGGAAGCAACTTTTGGTACGACACCAGCAGGTAACTTTCAAAACCTGCCTTTCACAACTCACTCACTCAATCTCACCAAAGATCGTGTTGCTGGTACTGACATTCAAGCTGACCGTATGCCTCGCGTTGACCGTCATGGTAACAGAGTTGTGGGTGGAGACATTGTAGCAGATTTACGTCACGCTGAGTTTGACGTTCTTATGCAATCTGCTCTTATGTCAGATAATGACTTCGCTACAGGCTTCACTGCTGGCGATGGATCTACAACTGTAACTAACGCAGCTATCGTAGGTACTACACCTACCTTTCTGTCGATTGAGGATTACTCAGCAGACGTAGACCAAGCGCGTTTGTTCACAGGTTGCGCAGTAAACACAATGGCAGTCTCTATGGCTCCCAACCAAATGGTAACAGCTACCTTTGGTATGGTTGGCAAGACAATGACTATTGGCGCTACACAGAAGACACAAGATGCTTCTGCTGGTAATGAACCATTTGATGCTTACTCAGGTGACATCAAACTTGGCAACAAGGGTACACTTGGTTCAGCATTGACGCTTATCACTGCCCTTGACTTCACTGTCACAAACAACTTTGCTCCAACTTTGGTTATTGGTGAAGATACACCCTCAGCCCTTGAGTTTGGTACGATATCTGTTGAAGGCTCAGTGTCAGCATATTTTGAAGATGCAACTCTGATCAACCGTTTCTTGAATGAGACAGAGTCAGCGCTTGAGGTTTCTGTAGGAGATGGTTCAAACACACTCACATTCCTATTCCCACGCATCAAGGTAAACTCTGCTGACGTAGGGGTGGACGGTCCGACATCACGTATTATCAACATGTCTTTTGTTGGTCTTCGTACTGATGAGGATCTTAGCTCTTCAACAACGAATACAAATACCATTCTTCAAATTACGAAGTCTGGTGCATAAGAATCCTAGCTAGGATGAGGGGGGTGGTTGTCGGGTGCTGCTCCCCTCACTTTAAAACCCGACTAGCCCGAAAGGAAACCCAATGGACTTGAAAGACCTGACACCGACAAGTGACACTGTGGATGTAAACATTGTACATCCTACTACACTAGAACCATTACTGAATGATAATTCAGACCCAATGGTAATTACTATGTATGCTCCACATTCCAAGGAGTATAAGGCTGCAGTACATGAGCAGACGAACAAGCGTCTAAAGCAAGCGCAGTCAAAGAAAAAGGTAGATTTAACTGCTGAAGATATAGAAGAAGCCACTCTTGATTTATTTGCCAAGACAACAAAATCTTGGAATATCACATATGATGGTGAAGAACCAAATTTCTCTGTGAGTAAAGCAAAAGAGATTTATAGCGAAGTCTTCTGGATTAGAGACCAGATTGACGAAGCGGTGAGTAACTCTTTAAATTTCAAGAAGGCTTGATTGAAGAGCTTCTCGACTTTGCAGAACATGAGTTCTCCATCAGTAAGCCCGACAAGAACGGGATATCAGAACGTGAACACTTAGAACAAGTAGAAAGGCAGACTGGACGTAGACCAAAGGGATTGGATGGACCTGATTTCCCCACTTTGTTGTCTCACATCTGGTCTGCCTTTGTTGCATTAAGCAGTGGCAGAACTATGGGCTTCTCTGGCCCTAACCCGATTACCTACGATCAAATAAAAGCGTGGAAGGAACTTACGAATACACCATTGTCTTCTTGGGAAGTAGAGGCAATAAAACGTGTGGACGTAATTTACATGGGTAGTTTTAATGGCTGACGATATTAAACTTGTAGTTGGTGCGGATTATTCACAATTAACTGCTTTAATTCGCACGACTGGTCAAACTAAAACTGCCGTAAAACTCCTTGCACAAGACTTTGCTAAAACTGGCAGTCAAAGTCAGTATATGAAGGGCATAAACAAGATTGTCTCCGCTCAGAAGAATTTAAAAGATTCTTCTAGGATGTCTCAGTCAGAAATAATGAAACTTGGCGCTCAGATGCGTCAACAAGCCCAGTTTGCAGATGCTTTAGCTAATGCCACAAATAGAGCTTCCGTTAGCCAGAAAAAATCAACTATAGCTCAAATGGCTGCTACAAAAGCATCTAATCGTCTTGGCGTGGTTACTCAGCAAGCGGGTTATCAAGTATCAGACTTTGTTGTACAGGTTCAATCTGGAACCAACCCCCTTGTAGCTTTTTCACAACAAGCAAGCCAACTAGTCGGTGTTTTACCTTTAGTTGCCGATGGTTTAGGGATGACGGCTAAATCAGCCATCGCTTTGTCTGCTGGTTTAGGCATTGCCATACCTTTAATTAGCTCTGCAGCTATGGTTATTATCAACATGATGAACGCATCTGAGGAAGCTCAGAAGCAAATGGACATCATGGATAAGGGATTTGACGAGATATCTTCATCTCTATCTAAACTTAATTCGGCATTAAAAACTGCAGCAGAAGATGGATTAACTACCCTTAAAGAAAGGTATGGAGAGGTTACTGCAGAAGTATTAAGGCTCCAGTCTGCACTTATAGAGATTGAAAAAACTGCCACTAAAAAATCAATACAAAGTCAAATTCAAACCTCCTTTACCCCTGAGTTTTACAGTCAACTTTCTCAAGGATTCAATCCCACACAACAGGCAGTTTTAGCGGGGCTTGGAGATCCCGCAGCTTTAGCTGAAGAGGTATCTTTTTTAGAAAATGAGATTTCAAGCCTTACTTCTAGTATTGAAAATAGAAAAAAGGGAGGTTTATTTGTTGATCAAAGTGAAATAGACCTTTTAGCAGATTATAAAGACGAGTTAGCTGCGCTTAGATTAGACTTTGAAAATGCAGGTAAACTAAAGGAAGAGCTTGCGATTGATCAATACATTTTTGAAGGTTATGCCAAGCTGCAAGAGCAAGTAAAATCTGCGCTTGCAGGAGAGCAATATGAGAAGGCAGCTTCAGCAATATCTTCAATAAGGGATCTTGCAATACAAGCGGGTATTGATGTAAGTCAGGGGGCTTTTGCAAATCTAACTCAGCTTGAGGATATGCTTCGTCAGTTTAGCACTGCCACTAAAGATCTTGTTAATCAATTTGATCCTTCTGCTTTTGCTGCTGGTATGGATAATCGTACTAACGAAGAAATTCAAGCTAGTGTAGAACTTACAAACGAGATGGTAAAAAGTGGTCTTAAAGAGACCATGAGCGTTTATACAAAGTATGCTGCTCTCAGAAGAAATGGTTTTAAAGAA